AGGTGGTCTAGCTCATTTTGTAGTAATAGTTTTGAGTATTCCATTACTACCCAATCCTTAGATAATCCTACCCTGATTAGTTCCCTTATCTCCTCATCTGATAACAAGAGATTAGGCTTAGGCTCTTTAGTACCGCCTAGATTACCTTGTGTATCACAGGCGTTAGCATCTTTCCGTGCATTACAAGTACCACAAACAGGGAATACAGGCTCATTGTCTGCTTTCTGTTCTTCGGGGATATAGGGAATACAGGGATAACCAAAACACCCTTCTGCACACCATCTATTTTTAATATGGGGGATATTATGATTCCCGCCACAATCAGATAAATCAGGACATTTGTGTTGGCATATCATAGCCTCTCCATATTGCTCGTTGAAGTTTGCCATTGTTATTGATAGCCAACCATCATTACCGTCATTCACAGCCATTATATGCTCATCAACTCGTTTTACTTCTACCCTTTCCCCTGTCTTTCTATTTATGTACATCTATCACCTCACCAACTGCCTTTTAAGGGTTTTAATCCTAGTTTTTCATCAATCAATAGTGCGATTTCTTGGCATAATTCATAAGCCTTATTTACATCAGATTCAGTCCAATTCCTATGAGTAAAACCGTGTCCAATTTGTAATCCAAAGTCCTGTAATTCTTTTACTTTAATGCCAATGGATGTATCTTCCCATGCTTTAGGAACTTCAATCTCATATAAATGGTCGGAAGCCCCATTGAAATGCAATTCTACAGCATCGCTTTCGGAAAATAATTCTGGATTCTTTATACTCATTTCTTCATACGAACGCTTCTGTTCATACCATCTCCATCGATGTTCCGCAAATTTAACTAAACAGATTACTAACCCTTTACCAAATTCTGATTCTGTTTGTTCTTCCTGTTTATCCATTACTTAACTCCTCTAAATATCCTTGCCTGCTAAACATTTCGGCTTCTTTAAACATTCCTTTTTGCTGGAACATTTTAAGCATTCTTTAAAAGGGTATTTTATTTTGTTCATCTTCTTTTCTCCTTTCCTATTTGACAGGAGGGGCTTAGAAGGGCTTACACCTTCACTAAAATATCCCCGCAGATTGCTCTTTTGGATACCCCCCTCTGCACTGTGCCAGCACCTACTGACTTACACAGCTTTCTATTATTGTGCTGGCTGCCCATAGCCATTTCATCTGTGTGGCATTTCGCTTACTGGATACTGGCACGCAGCTCAGTTTACCCCAGTAAGCTCTACAATTAGCTGGCTCGGTTAGTTTCACCTTCACTCCGATATTCGGGGTCTGCCTTTCGGTGACGCTCCCTCAAGGACACCAGCCAACTGTATTCATATTAACTTGCTGGCTATCGGCAGATGTGTTAATCGACATTCACGTTCTAACCCCTCTTGCCTCATACACTATTCACGCCGCTATCAGCTTTGATGTATGCTGTGCTTACTTCTTTTTTCTCTTATCAAAGAATACAGTTCTATTACGCTTTTCTATGTCTTCAGGATGTACTGTTCCGGTTAATGGTGTTACCGTAACTGTATCTTCTCCATCCGTATACTGGAAATGTGCTTCTGTTGTACTATCGTGGGTAGGTTCTTCGGGGTAAACAGGAAGCCCTAAGCTGTGTATATACTGCTTACTGATAATGTAATCAGGACTACCCATTTCGATATTTGCTACTGCTTCTTCAAGCCATTCAGCATAAACCGATTCCTTGCTTTCGGTTTCAAGCATAACATTGTGGTATTGTACGTTCCGGTTACAGGGCGTAATTACATTTACGATTGTACTGAAGTCAGTATGGCTGTTAATTTTTTTGGATACAGTACATGATATGGTGTAGTTATCGTCTACGTAATCGTTATCTACTGCGCTATGGAAAGCACCCATAGAGTTGTGACTGTGGATTAATCCAATACAGTTATCCGGCTGATGCAGGGGTTTTACTTCCGCATAAGCTTTTCCCCTTGACACATGAGGTGGGATACTGATTCCTGTTATATAGTAATGCTCTTTGTTCTGAGTATTTCCGGTTAGATACCCTACCCATTCTGTACTGGGATACCTATCCATTAACATCTCTATTTTATCAAGCACTTCTCTAGCTACATGTATTCTGGGTAGTGGTGCAAGCGAACACGCCTGCAGATTGCCTTTATACTCTTTATTTTCCCACATAATATTTCTCCTTTTTATTTTTTAGCAGACATATTACTGCCTGCATCTGTTACTTACTCGAGGTTGACTCTTCTTTAATTGCGGTATGCCTATCTCGCTTAGGTCTGTACATACCTCCTGATTCGTAAACTTACACAGCTTCGCTACTGCCAAAGCTGCCACAATCGATGCTGGAACTACCCAACTAGGATTAAAGGTATATGTAGCTCGTTCTTCATCATCCGCTTGTACCCATCCAGATACATTGGAGGTAACAGTGATGTGTGTACCATCATAACCAGCTCTGATGAAAGGAATACCACGAGCAACACATTCTTTATACAGTTCTATCTGACTCTTCGGCGAATCCGTACATTCAATAACAGGGTATCCCATTACTATTTGCAGATTCTTAAGAATACCCTCAAGCTTACTGGCTACACCAATGATATTACAGTCCGGTCTGATAGAACGTACATAATCTACTACAAGATTAACCTTTGGCTGTCCTACACTGTATTCACAGAAAGGTAGACGGTTCAGGTTGGTAACTTCCAGATTGTCTGGGTCAAAGATAAAGATATTCTTTACCCCTGTCATAGCAGCGTAAATAGCTACCCATGTACCGATACCTCCAACTCCAACTATAGTAATAGCATCCGGTATGTTGAGTTCCAGTGAATGTTGTCTATCATATACTTCAGCTAACATTGTCTATCAGTTCTCCCCATGTATTAGCTACAGGAGCTACCGGCAGAGTACGTGTACTTCTCCGAACTCGTGTAACCTCTCCTCCCTCTCTTCCGAGTTTCGTAGCAGTTCTTCGTAAATCATCAATCGGTGGCATACCCGCAGGATTCCTTGTATACAGACTATTATAATTTATCGTGGTTAATGCTCCCTCTAGTTCTGCTTTCTTCCTGCGTAACGTCTCCATACTCCTATCCCATGTTCCCTCAATACGTATCGAACCCCAACAGTCTCTAGAAGCTGTTCCGTGATAATGCACCATCTTCTGGTAGTACCTGTCCATAACAGTAGCCTTGACTAGCATAAAGTCGGCGGTTATGGTAAAGACCAGCTTCCAGTCATGCTTGAGACTGGGCTCATAAGCTTTTAAAATCTCGTATCTTTCCCCATTATCTATGATATACTGAGGATTGTACTTGAGGTTAAAAGCTATATTATAGCAGTTGTCTTTGGCATATACGAACAGTCCTTCTGATTCAGACATAACTGGATTATAATCCAGCATTATTAGTTTCTGAGTATTCCGTACAAGAAATCTTTCTCTGGTATAAGCTGCTTGTATAGATAAAGTATAATCAAATACTCTTTGTATCTCGTCATCAAGCTGTTTCATCTTCAGTATTAACCCCTCTTTAAGCTTTCGTGGTAACTCTGTACACTGTTCGATAGGTACTTTTACGAGCGCACCCATAACATTGAGTTCAAGTTCTTCTGAAATAGCTCTAATTGCTGGATTTGGGAAGAGTGTTTCTGCTCTTTCATTGTAGGTATGAAGCGTCTCTTCGATTGCTTCCAGTGTTACGCCACTTTCAGCTACAATACGTCTAAGGGATATAGACAGGGGACAGTTAGACTCATAAGGACAGTTCTCATGTACTCCAAGAACAACAGCATGACTGATGTTAAGTAAATCTAGAGCATTACTCACTTCTTTATTTCTTAAAGACATATAAACTCCTTTCATTAGCTGGCTACTTATGCGTACACTTTCACCAGCTAAGCGATATACTTACCCGACTTTATCATAAGGGGTCAGGACGATGCGATGATTAGCCTGAATTACCTCAGGTGCTTCAGACGGATTGAGGATTTCCGAACCATTGAGGAATACTCTGAAGTTTCTGCCATAGTTAGCATGGTTGGCGATGTCGGCAATGGTGGGAACGAAAGGACTCCCGATAGTAACAGGAACAGCGTTTCCTCTACCTGTTTCAATGAATACTTGTTCGGTCTGAACTACCGGTAAACTTTCCCCAAAAGCAGGTGTTTCTTCAGTTACTTCTGTGAAAGTAATATCAAATACTTCTCTCTCTACCGGTTCAGAATTAGGAATGTTGTCGATTTCCATTTGTTTCTCCTCTTGGTATGGCAGTTTTAATTTTAGGCTGTTCACCTATCTACCACACACAAAGCTAATATAAGGGTTCTCATAGGTGTTGTCAATATACTCCTTAAAGGAGTTCAAAGCTATTTTAATATTTCATTTATTTCCACCTCCGTAAGATTATCCGCCAATTTATCCGGTTCATTATAGTCTGGAATAACAGTTGTAATGTGATGGTGTCTTTCACAGAAGTAATACTGATTAAACTTTCCAGACAAACTGCTATCTAAAATCGCAGCTTCTCCGCATACTGAGCATTTAATAACTCTCTTTATCATAATTTCCTTTCGGCACGCATTTACTGAGGGGGCGTATACACCCTGTAGCTGTTAACGTATGCCCCTCTTTGTTAGCATGTTCCTTTGCTGTATCTACGAACAGCGTTCTGAAACCACAGCCACAACAGTACATAACATTTACTTGCAGCTTTGCTTTCAAACCATACCTCGCTTTACTTCAGTAGGTATAGGCTCATCATCCTTGATGGGGTATTTCCAGCAGTCACGAATATGGTCTCGAACCATTGTCTCCCCTACTGAGTCACCGCATTTCCCGCAAGTATAAACCAAAGCTGTACATATCGGCTGTTTGAATGGCTTTTCTGTACCTGCTTGTACTGCTTCCCGATGTAATCTCTTTGCTTTACCCATTTTATTCTCCTATTAGCCCGCCTTTATCGTGGCTTCTGTTATACCAAGTTGTCTGAATGTTCCTGGTTCGACTATAGCTATACGACCAGCCGGAACTTCAGAGCTAAAGAGACGCTTGAAAGCAGTTTCTGTAATGACAGCTACAACATATGTCTTGTTATCATTACGGAACTCTATAAGCATAACTCCGTTCTTTAAATACTTTTCCCTGCACTCCGGACAAGGTTCAAAGTCAATGACAGAGTGCATTGGTGCTTGTTCCTCACAAGTATTGCCCAGTAACACAATCATGTCTTTTTCTTTCTTGCAGATAATACATACTGCTATAGTTGGATTAAGACCATACTTTGGATTCAAAGTTATTCTATCCATTATTCACTCCTTTATTAAATACTTTTTCCCAGAAACTTGTAGTTGACAGATGTAAACCATAAAAAATTTCATAGACTGCTTCTCCCATAAGCTCTCCTCTTTTTTCTTGAACGTACTTCACCAGTTCTTCTGGAGTATCAGCTACACATTCGACATCTCCACTATAAAAATTCGGTAGCCGGTACTTCTCTTTACTTTCCTTGTTCTGATTTAAATTCGTTGCACACATATAATCTTCCTCCTTTGTATTCCTTACAAGACATTCGTATTCCGCACAATCTGCAGCATTTTCTGTCTACGACTGCTTTCTTCCTTTCGATACAGTCATACATATAGCAAACAAAGCATTGATTTCTCAAAGTATGTACCTCCTTTACCACCGTGATATGGAAACTCTATGTTCTTTTCCGCACAGGACACATTTAAATCTTATGTATATCTCCCCATGTGTACCGCACAGCTCGCACTTAACCTGGTTAGCGTGCACAGTATCATACGCCGATACAGTTACATCCTGATTGGTGTTCGGGCATGTCAGAATAATTCTGATATTCCACTTAATTTTCTCGGTCAGTTCACTCTTCATTATTCACTCCTTTAATCTAATAACCCGAAACCTATGCCAAATATAATCATAAAGCAGAGTATAAAGCATAGTCCGATAATAATATCCAGTAGTACACTGTTCTTCATCAGTACTTTATTACCCCCCTCTTTCTAAGAATATCAGCGTCATCCAAGATATACTTCTTGTTACATATTTTGCATGTATGGACAGTACAGAAGTGTTTATTCATATAACACCATACCAGTCTCCCACGAATCCGCTTGGCACAGATGTACGCACGTTTCCAGATGATAATATTGCCCCGCTTTTCTTTCATAAACATAATTTACTTCTCGTTATTTTCATCATGGATACAGTAGTATATTGCTTCAGAGATAAGGTCTGACAATTCTGAGTAGATACTATCCAGTATTACTTGGATATAATCCTCAGTTATTATGCAGGAATTACTATGGAATTGCTCGATGATGAGCTTGACAACTTCACCCCCTACTGCAGAGGTAAATTCTGTATCCACATACTTAGCAGCTACGAGTACTTCGGCATCCGTCAGAGACTTGACGAGTTCTTCATCAAGACCAGTTTCTAAGAGCTGCTCCCTGCAACTCACAAACGGGTCGGCGGGTTCTCCACATATAATGCAGTGTGTTCTGAACGTCTTTCCATCTGCTTCGACACAGTGCTGGGTAACGTGCGTTGAATTACATTTATTCATTACTTATTCTCCTTCAATTTACTTTCCTTAGTTACTGTTATATTACTTCTGTCAAAAGCTTTGGAAGAGGTTAAAGCTAATTCAGCGGCAATGCTCATTATCTTCTGTTCTCTTCCTATATCCCTAACCAGAATACAAATCATATTGTCAGACACATTTAAATCCATTATCTTTCTTGCAGTCTTTCCGATACTAGCTGCAAGCATTTGAGTTGTATAACCTGACACGATACGAACAGATTCGAGGTCTATCGTAGCAGCGTCATAGCTTAAATCATTCGAGGTATTATCCATTTTCTTCTCCTCCTGTGTGTCCGGTATCTCCGGCTCACAACTGAGCTAATTACTAGCTCATTTATAGCCTATTATGATTGCTCTATAATATCCATTCGTTTGTCATATTGCTCCTGTGTGATTTTACCTTCCCTTAAGAGTCGGTTAAGTGTATAAATATTGCCTTGCTTATTAAATTCCTTATTATCCATTTACTTCTCCTTTATTATTAATTCAGCATTCTTACGAATATCGCCGTCAATCCTGATAATATACTTTGTTTTGTTTGTGAATGTACCCTCTTTATCGCCGTTGAGACATACAGTATAAGTATCCGTTAGATATTCAGCTCCGCCGCTTGTCTTGTGGTAGTATAATTTCATAATCCACTTCTCCTTTTTAAATTACCAGTTTAAATTGCCAGCTATTGATATACTCTTGTTACATACTCCCTCCCTTATTCAATCCTAATTCCATCCTAAGCTAGCTCGTGGGATATGTCAATATCTTTTTTAAGCAGCATTAGCTTTGCATTACGCACTGCAGATATGGTACTCTTCCGGCAGACAGGATTCATATCTGATTCAAAGCTAATTCCACTGCTTCTCAACTTAATCTCAATCTTCCTGCTTTGCTTATCTCAGCAATACAGACTAAGCGGGATTCGGTATGGTCGCAGATACCGGTATCTGGGCATAAAAAACCCCTCCGCTTAGCTAGTATCACGGAGGGGTTTGTGTTTGGGATGGATTATTCACTTCAGGCTGTGCCTGTGTTTGGTGTTAGACTGATTCTATAGGCTTGGTATAATAGCCGTTGCGTTCGGCAACCCTTGTGGCTGAGTCACCCGTGCTGTCCCACTTTTTAATGTTATCAGGGCTATTGCTCTGCGCTTTCATCTGCTCTGTGAATTCCTTGCAGTTCTTGTAATTGCCTATGAACTCGTCTGCTTTATCGGCATTCCGCTTATAAACCGCAACAGCTCGCTTTGAGGTGGTGTTCGTGGCTGAAGTAGTTTTGCCCTTTGCTACATCTTGAGAGGCGTTAACCTTAACAACCCACTTTTTAACCACTATCGAGGGATACCGCTGTTCAATGTGTGAGACTTCTTTAGTGGTAACTTTACCATTCTCATTACGAACAGCAGGGCTGTCGATAATCTTAACTTCTTCAGGCGGATTTGTTCTGTCCTCTTCGGTGACTTCAGCAAATCGGAACAGGACGTTATATACGCCCTCTGGGGGTGTTGGCAGTACAATGCTTGACAAGGTATTCTCAAAAGCCTCTTTTAGCAATCGCTTTTCTTCTAAACTTCTTTTAACTTGGATGTGTGCGTCAATAGCCTTGCAGAAGTCTATGTTATCAGGATGTAACCCTTTCAATGCCTCTAAATCACTAATGCTTAATGACTCGAATAATGTGTTTTCCATTTTCGTACTCCTTTAATATTCAGTTATTAAGGTACTAGCAACCCTTACGTGCGGGTGTGAATCACTACCCACATATATATTATACCATGTCGAGGGGGGGTGGTATGCCATACCTGGGCGCACAACCCACCTACTAATCAGGACTGTAACCTCGTAGAAAAATTGCCCTGTAAAAATACAGGTTGACATAATGTTATGCCCCAGAGTACCGCCGCAAAGCTAAAACATGCCAATTTCCTCAAGTTGCAGTACTGTAATGCTAACTGAGTATTACTAATAATACGAGCACAGCACTATTTACCACAAGATTTACGGCTTGTGCCGTGATAAACACTGGACTTTTGATTCTGATTGCTTCAACGAGATAACAGACCATCGCCAAGCACAGAAACAGGTACGTAAACAGGGAAATATCCCCGACTTCTCCGGTCTGTACTATCTTGATTAACTGCATTGGTGCTACTAGAAGCCCGAAAGCGACTCCAAGCCACCCGATACACCAGTGTAATTCCTTCTTATTCATGCACAACAAGCTCCTGTAACTGATTTTTCAGATATTTCACCTTTTCTACATTTCCTCTTTTCGTATAATAGCTTATCTTCGACTTGATTCTCAGACTTTCCAGTGTATCCGAGTACTTCCGTGCTCTACCAACTGGTTTTTTACTCGCTTTCTCCTCCTCCTCTTTCTTTACCAAGACAGATATGGCACTTTTTACATCCTTTTCGACTTTCCACACATAGCAACTTTCATGATAATAGTGTGAATACCATTTACCCTTATCATCCTTGTAAAGCGTCTTAATCGAAATTGACCCAATATCCATATCTTCCTTGCATTTAGCACATATTAACCCCGCATTTTTTATTCTACAAGCTTTCATCACCTATCCTCCTTACTTATACACATGAATTTTATTCTACCGGTTATTTTCTTATACTAATATATAATATATATATTATATATACAATAGGGTGTTTTATCATAAATACTTAAACGTAAGTCCATTCAATTTATATCCTATTATAGCATTTAATCCGATTCAAGTCAAGGGGTATTTTGTGGTAGAATACACTAAACCGTTATTTATTGCAAGTCATTGCATTGACTCTTAAATCCCAGTGTGCTAATTTACAGAGTAAGATAAGCAAGGAGGTAAGAATGAGTAATACCCTTGAAGATGGAATAAAGAAGTTCAGAGGAGAAAGACGACAGTATCTTCTCATGCGTGTAGCCGGTATGGATAAGCGTCAAGCCTTAGCTGCTACCGGACTAACCGAAAATAACTACAACAACTTTATGCACGAAGAAGATTTTGCAGCCTTTAACCGCCAAGTAGATGACCTGTTCACAGAATTTCAGAAAGAAGCAGTAACTTTACTCCGCAGAGCTAATCAGCTACGTGCTGTAATACTCGAAAGTAAGATGCTTGCTACTATCGAACAGGAGATAGAGACAGGGGAGTACGTTTTATCCCGTACCCCATTAGCCAAAGAAGTATACACCCGTTTACTTAACGAGATGGACATAGCTCCCAAAGCTCCTGAGACCCTGAACTGGTTTCAGCGTATTGACATGCTCGTAGAGGGTACAGAACAGTCGAGGCTTGAAGGAGGTAGAAATGCCATTATCACGGAAGCAACAGAATCAACGGAAGATACAGAAAGCACGGATATTCAAGACGGTCAGTTCACCGGTGAAACGGTTGATGCGTAAAGCTCAGAAAGGAAAGCTATGAGAAACAACGAGTATCTTATTGGTGAGTTACTGCATATCGATAATAAAGAGGGTAATGTAGTTCCTTTCAAGTTCAATCGAGTTCAGAGTCACTTTCATCGTAATAAAAGCTTCCGTAATATCATACTGAAAGCAAGACAGATGGGGGTAACCAGCTCTATACTTGCAGATATGTTCATCGATGACGTTACACAGAAACATTTAAACTGCGTTGTTGTCAGCCATGAGACAAGAGCCACGCAAAGACTGTTAGACAAAGTACACTTCTACTACGATACGATGGAAGAACCTAAGCCAAGATTAGGTGCAGATTGCCGTACTGAACTTAGCTTCCCCGATATGCACAGCAGTATTTTCATAGGCAGTGCCGGTAGTCGTGCTTTTGGTCGTGGTGACATGATACGTAAAGCACACCTTTCCGAACTCGCTTTCTATGACGATGCCAGAAAAGTACTCAGTGGAATCGAAGATGCTGTTCCAATGAAAGGTGAGCTAACAATCGAGAGTACTGCCAATGGAGAGGACAATGTATTCTATGAGAAGTGGGTAGAAGCTCGTAACGGTCAATCTCCGTATAAACCTTTCTTCTATCCTTGGTGGTGGGATATTGGCTACTATATTGAAAGGGGCAGTGATTTAGCACTTCCAGATGATAGAGGAGAGCTTATCTATACTGAAGAAGAGCAAGAACTTGTAACTCTTCACGGACTATGCGAGGGGCAAATTCGTTGGAGACGCTGGAAGATGGCTGAGAAGCATGGTCTATTCTTCATCGAGTATCCGGAGAACGAGATAGACTGTTTCTTAGCTAACGGGAATCCGGTATATGACCTTAATATTCTTTCAAATCTAGCCAATAACTGCTATGAGGGTAATAAGCATGAAGACGGCTGGACATTCTGGATACCCCCCATTAAGGGGCATAGGTATATTATAGCTGCAGATACCAGTGCAGGAACTGCCACAGGCTCTTTAAGTGGCGCAGTAGTTCTTTCCAGAGAACTTGAAGTAGTAGCTACATTCAATGACCGGATAGAACCGGTAGCTTTTGCTGCTCTGTTAAAAAAACTAGGTGCATGGTATAATCAAGCTGAAATTGCAGTTGAACGTAACTTTACAGGCTATACCGTTCTTAGCCACATGCAAGACTACTCGAATCTGTACTATCAAAGAAATCTGATAACGAATAAGGTATCAAGTCAAGTAGGTTGGTGGACTGCAGATAATACAAAGAGATACATGCTTACAACTTTGAAAGATAAGTTACCAAATCTTCGAGTCTGGGATGCGAATTTGATACGGCAGATTAAGAGTTACAAGTACATACGGATGCAGCCAACTGCCACAATACATGATGACTTAGCTATAGCTCTTATGATAGCTTTATCCGTCAACAATACTGCAGCTGTATCGTGTGGCTATATGGGTACTACGAATAATTGGGGATGGTAATAAGGAGGTAACATGTTAGAACCGCAGATAAAAACAGATATTAGTTTACTTAAGAATTACTGGTATGTTCGTAATAAGAAAATGGAGGATTGGTTTTCAATTCTTACACTCGTTGACCAGTTAGCAGCCAGAGGATTGGAGTCTTACGCAAGTAATGAACCCCAGACTTTCTACAACATGGCGCATTATTTACTCACAAAAGGTAATCTTAGCCACCTTATTCCCGTATATTCGGATTCCAGTGTCTCTTTAGACAAACGAGCTAAGATTGACCGTGCCTGTGCCTACAACTGGAGTCTTATTGATATTGAGCGTAAGTATGGTGGAGATAATTACTTTATCGATGACTTAGGCTTTTTCATGCTTGTTACCGGTTGGTTTAGTGTAGCATATCTCTATGATGAGGAGATAGGCAGATTACGTGCTCAAGTATGGAATCCCAGTGAAGTATACCCGAGATTCGCTAATGGTCGATTGGCAAGCTGTGTTCATTCTTATAAGTTATCCATAGAAGAGGTAATTGCCAAAGCTGAAACGAATGGATGGTCTTATACTGCCCCTCATGGAGTATGTGTCGGTGAATCCGTACTAGACGATTACTTTACCGAGATAGATGGTGTGCTCCACAATCAGATATTCGTGGATGGTAAAGCCGTTACCGACATGATTCCCCGTGACGAGATGAAGATACTTGTAGCTCCTGTTGGTGGCTTCCCTGATAAAGGCAGTCTTACTCGTGGTGTCAGTACCAGCTGGAAAAAGCTTGTAGGTCGTTCTATCTTTGAGGTTAATGCTGGTGTTATTTCATCATTCAATAAATGGAAAACAATGATTAACCAGATACTCCGAGACACAGCACAGCCTGTTACTGAAGAGTTCAGTAGTGTAGCCACTGCTACTCCTGAACAGATACGAGAAAGAGGTGCTTTCTTTCATTACTCCCCAGGCGAACAGGGTTTGGTACGCTTACCAGCTCCCTCTTTACCAGTAGAGCTTCAGTCAAACATGCTAGAGCTACGGCGTGAAATGCAGAAAGGTTCATTCAACGATGCCGTATATGGCATGGTAGAGGGACAAAGCGGATATGCCTTGTCTCTGCTCGCTTCTTCCAGTGCCAATCAGATACTGTACCCATACATGGATGGAAAGCACTTCGTTATTTCAGAGGGAGATAAGTTCTGGTTAAAGAAGCTGAAAACCTCAAAGAAAAGTTTTATTGTCAAAGGGTACTTCGATGAAGAGCTTAAAACCGAGGATATACCGGAAGATGTTGAAGTAGTCGTGAATAGCAGTGTAGCTACCCCGAAAGATTGGCTTGAACGAGGTCAATGTTATCAGCAGCTTAAAGATATACTTGACGAGGAAACTATCTTTACAGAGATACTTCACATTACAGACACACAGAGTGTAAAGAAGAGACGTTCATTACAGCGAATAATGGAGCATCCTATGACTCAGCAAATTGAAATGATTGCTGCTTACAAGAAGCATGCCGAGTACTTGCGGTCTGTGGGTGATTCTGCACAAGCTGAAACATTTAGCCTTGCTGCAGCTTCTTTAGAACGTCAGATGGGAAGTACATTCGATGAAGGAGAAGGTGCTCCACAAGAAGCATCCGAAGTAGCTGCACAGCGTGAAGCTGGTACTGCGAAAGGTTCTAAGGGTATACTACCCCAAATAGCAGCTCCTGAAGCTACACAGGGATTTACACCACAGCAGTTGCGGTACAGTATTGGTAAGGGTACAATGAAAGCAAGAAGTCGAAAGAGTAGAGCCGGTGAAGAAAGAGTCGTTAATCGACAGTCATAGGAGGAACAATGGATAATACTACAAGTACTGCCTTTCCTGCTTTTCCATCTCTATACACGGAAGAGGATGCAAAAAGATTTGAAGAAGTATCTGCGCAGAAAGCTGCAATGGAGAAAGCTTACAGTCTCCAATTTAAGAGTGAGGTATGGGAAGAAACCAGTCCCTTTGAGAAAGTTGCACGTACCTTTATTAATAATTCCAGTATATTAGGTAAGGTAGCTTCAGTACTTCCATCTACCGCAGGTTTTGACTACGGTGCTACCCCAGAAGAAGCACAGAAGCAGTTAACCGTTATTACCGAGGAATACGATGAACTTGTTCGTAAACAAAAAGTAAACCGGATTCTTCCCATTATTCAAGATGCTATACGTAACCTTGCTTTAATAGGCGAGACTATTCTTGACTCTGAAACTTTAACCAGTTACTTCCACTTAGATAGCTTTGATTTCAATGATGAAGAACAGGAATGGCTGTTCGATTACGCTAAGAGTGTAGCCGGAGCTTCACAGGAAGAATTACTATCTGGTAATAAGTGGAATATCGGAGAGATAACCACAGAAGAAGCAGATAAGTTAGCCAGACAATCCGCATCTGAAAATGCACCCGAACTTACTCCAGCTCAGATTCTTTCCAGTGTTGCTTTCTCTAGAGAAGTTACTGACATTACTTCCGCTTTGCAAGACGCTTTTCCTTCGACAGTACTTGTGAGTAATGAAACGGCTGTGAAAAGCTCATTGGAAGCTTTCCTTACCGGTATAAGAAACCTAGGTATTGAAGTGGATGAGAACTCGCCTCTTAAAGACCAGATAGCCGATATTTATGAACAGATTCTACAGATTGAGGGAGATATAATCTTTCTTACCGATGACGAAAGTGGTAACACTGTCGCCGGTCATTTACGTACTGATGGTTCTGTATGGGTAGATAATGAACAGGTAGGTTTTTATGACGCAGAGAATGAACGTGTAACCTTGGGCAAAGCTTCCTCTAAGTTGGAGATTGCGGGTACTTATAAGGGTAAGACTTATTCCGAATGGGGGGCTATCCTTGAATCTCCGGAATCTACTACTAATGAGAAGTTAAGTGCCGCAGAAGCTATCGCTTTCCTTAACACGCAGCATAACGAGTCACTCGCTTTAGAGTACGAAAGAGATGAGGGTGATTACGAGGACATCTGGCATACGATTGTATTCAGATGGGATAGACTGGTATTCGATTCCAAAACAGCTTTTCTTGAATTAATAAGAACCGTAGCTGGTGAGGGTAGAGAAGATGCCTACGGTGAAGTTGTAGGTTCATCCGCCGGTTTATGGGCTGACCGACAAATGGAAAGAAACAGGCAGATATATTCAGAATGGATAAAAGAGAATCCGGAGTATACCGTATCGAATTACGAGTATACTTTCTCTGGTCTTACGCATAATGCCGGTAAGGTACAATGGTATCTCGGCTTCTTAGCTGCTAACTTACCATCTGTCATTGGTGCTGCACTAGCTATCGGTACAACGATTCTGACAGCCAATCCTATTGCTGGTACTGCTGTCGGTGGTTTCTTCTTTACCCCCCAGAATATCGGTGACGTATACAATGATGCGATTGCAAGCGGGGCTACCGATGGTGAAGCTCGCTTGATTTCAAATACCGCCGGTTCTGTTATAAGTATACTGGACTTTGCAGGAGAGTTTGTTCATCTCAAAACAATCTTCCCAGGACTTGCAGCTGCCTTTAAGAAGAATGTGGTGAAAGAGTTATCGAAAGAGTTAATCAGCGAGCTTACTACCAAGAAGATAATCGGTGGAGCTGCCAAGACCCTTACTACTGCTATGCTTTCTGAAATGGTTACTGAAAGTTTACAGACCATAATTCAAAATGCTGCTATTTCTACCGTTGACGAAAGTCGTGGGATATGGGAAGGAGTAACAGATTCCTTATTCACCTCCGCTTTACTCACCCTGCCTACCGGTGGCTTTGGTGCTATGTCACAAGCACGAGCACAATACAACCAGATGGAAGCTTATTTAGATGCAGAAGTTATTGCAAAGATGGCTGCTATCGAACTTGAAGCAGCTAAAGCTGGATTTAAAGAAGCTGAAGCTAAAGCGATTGCTTCCGCTGAAGTACAGCAAGAACCTGTATCTCGTGCAAAGGTAGAGATAGCTGTTGAGAAAACAAAGCGTGTTGTACCTGTGAACATATCCGGTGTAGAGAAAGCTATCAAAGCTAAGCGAGAGGATAACAAAGGTATTGCTTCTGACTTAAAGCTGCTTAACGATGAACTCACTGCTTGTAAGAGCAGCTTAGCAACCCAGAAAGAACGCTTAGCAAAGAATCCTCGTGATGAAAATGCAAGAGAAGCTGTTACAAATTTGGAAGAGCTTATAAAAGCCAAAGAGGGTGCTACAGCGAATCTTATCGAAGCACGTAAAAAGAATAACGAGACAATCAAGAAGCTCAAAGCTAAGATAGAATTAGAAACCAGAAAGGATGATGTAAATGCAAAAGTAGAGGGAACAACCGCAAATAAGAAAAGAAAGAAAGCTAAGGATGTAACTGCAGCAACAGAAGCACCCTCGGAAGGTATATCTCCGGAAGCCACCATATCTCAGAGTACCGATGGACAGCCTATCCTCTTAACAGAAAAAGAGGCTCGTAAGTTATGGAGAAGCTTTTCAATACAGACAAAGACTAATTTCTGTGAGGAATATGGCTTAGATAAAAACTATGCTCTGTCAAGCTTTTCAGCTTTATCCAATAATACACGAAGTAAGAAAGAGCTTATGGAAGCTCTATCTGCTTATGCTTCCAGAGTACGTGAAAGCCATGTAGACTTCCTTGCCAATAAGGAGCATAGGATAGACTTTGCCAATATTAAACTTGATAAGAAACTGAAGCCGAAAGAACGTGAAAGACTGCTTCGTATCTTAGCTACTTTTCCATATCGAACTGACATCTTTGTATCTGAAGTTGTTATCGACGAGAATATACGGGAGGGAGCTACCGGTGATTACGAATTTACTACCGGAGTACTTCGTATTAAGAGTGCAAAGTATATCAATCGTATAACCCTCTTCCATGAACTTATCCACAGCTATGTGTATGTCAAAGCTGCCAAAGGTGATTTCAGCTTGCTTAACGACTATGCTGCATATCTGGGAATCGATATACGGTTAGATGAAGTACTGCAGACTGCTAAGGAAATGAAAGGTTTCAGTGCTACTACTAAAGCTTTCTTGAAAGAACAGGGCTTTACGGATGAAGAGATACAGAACGCTAGTGTGGTGAGTATTATAGCCAAAATTGAATATACAGTGGAGAATAAAAAGTACAGTGGAAGAGAGATAATCGAAAGGTTAGTACATCGCTTCTCTGAGTATCTTAACGGTGATACCTTGGAGAATCCTGTTGACTTTGCTTTCTTCAGTATGAACTATCCATTAAGCGTAAACAAAGCTGGCGTATATAATGTACTCCGTAGTCCTAGTGAACGTATCCATAAGAAACCGAGTACGGAGGAAATCCTTTCTTCTCGTGAAGAAGCAGAAAAACAGTTTGCATTTGAGAATGCGGGTTCTTTAAGCCCTGTTCACGCTTCCGGTATGACTCGTTTACCGGATATTGAGCTTGCTATGGAACGTGAACAGATGGCTATAGACGAGAATCCTGATATTGAAAAGTATATATACGAGAATCCTGCATTGGAAAAAGGTAGTAAGTCCGTTCAAGAATTGATTCTCTTCCACCAGTTAGTATTTAATGACACGAGTATAGTTCCTGAACAGAAAGCTATAGCTTTAGAGGGACTTCAGAAGATAGCCGAAGCTGCGGGACTACCGAAGAATACCTTACTTGTAAAGTCGTGGTATGAACTATCTCGATTGGAACAGCAGTTTATCGTACTATCCCGTTTGCCCAATGACTCGATTCATTTTAAATCGACATGGCAGGTTATGGATACCCGCTACGTATTTGATGATTTGGAGAAAGCTACCGGCTTACCTTTCAGCATGCTGCATGACCGCCAGATAACCGGCTATCAATACGCCAAGAGACTGCAGGATGCCTATTTACGCCGTCTAAAGAAAGTTAAGGGGTTCAACATCATAGTAAAGGATAAAGAAGCCCAGCAGCGTGTTGCAGCCCTTGTCAATGGCATTGAGACTGAGGCTTCCATAGAAGAGAAATTACTTGCTGATGAAATTACCCTTATCTATAAGGAATGGCAGCCGGTTGTACGTGCTTTGAGATTCTTACGTTATTACAGGCAGAGTCCTACCGTAAACCATATTGCAGACAAACTGCACGTAAGAGAAGAAGATACAGTGGTTCGTGGTGAGATACAGCAAGCTATCGATACCCTTGAAAGTGAAGGAGAAGATGCTTTGTGGCGTTACTTATCCACAGTCGAATGGGGTGTTATCCAGTCTTTCTACGACCCTCATGTTGTATCGAATAAGTCCTTGGAGTCTGTAGAGGAAGATTGGAATGTTACAAGAGGAACTAGGCATACAGAATCCAGAGAGGACTATATGATTCCTTTCGGTCAGTTGGATGGGGTCATTAAGAGATTGGACACGTACAATCTTTCAATGGGTTTGAATCTGTTTCTTTCAGAGGAGATAGATACTCTTAACCAGTTCTACAGTGTAATGCACGATAAGATTGCGGATAAAGAGAAGTTTAATGAGTATCTGAAAGATTATAAGCGTGTACTTTTGGGCAAGCCTGAGTCGAGTAACATCTTCGTGAACGCTATACGTGCCGTACTAAGGAGAGCTAATCCGGTAGTCTTTATGCATCCCTTTAAAGGCGTCAGAAATGTACTGCAGCCTTTTGCTACTTACCCACACAAGGGTTATCTGTTTAAGGCTCTTAACCGTTCCATGTGGAATAAGAAGCTGTCTCCGGCTTTCCGAAGTAAAGCGGCGGTATTCTTCGATACTAGAGTTGACCAGTCTGGCAGTGAAATGCGTGACTTTTTGTTCTTGGATGGAGATGTTACCGGTGTTAGCAATAACTTACCCGCATGGCTTAAAGCTGTGCTATATCCAGTTAAGCTTGCTGACTCACCGTCAAGGCTTCTTTCAAGGGTATGTGCGAAGATTCCGACTATGGCTGTATCTGATAAATACTCAAGGTTAATCACATTCAGAGCTGCTTTACTTAAAGCTATGGAAGCCAGTGAACAGTACCATGATGTTAACAGTAAGCATTATAAAGACATTGACTGGTGGTATAAGAAGAGTGGTATAGCAGACCTTGCTTCTGGTAAAAGAAAAACTATCCTTGCATTACTGGAGACAAAGGGTAGAGTTGATTGGGGAGTACCAGGCAATCAGACGCTTACCGGAACAGAAGCGGCTTGTCTGAAAATAGCCAGTGAAGCTGTTAATGACGCATTATACATGTACTCGATGGCTTCATCTGCAAGGATGTATTGGAGTTCTGCTGGTCGTATTCTCGGAAGTTTATCAATCTTCCCGAAGAGTTACATTCAGCAGATAGCTATACAGGTAGGTAAGATATTCAGTTCGCAGTCCAAGCCTCTTGACAGGGCTACAGGGATAAAGAATGTCGCTTTCATGGCACTATGGGGTGACTTACTAAGTTCTCTGCTTATGACCTTATCCGGTGGGGATAATAAAGAGTATACGGTTACAAGTATACTTAACTGGGAGATGGGGGGTCTCGCCATGAGTTCCGTATCTACGATTAATGAGATTATAGGTAATGCCCTTATAGCCCTTACTTCGGATGATGAAGAAGATAAGAAGCAGGCTTTGAGTGACTTATCATATGGCATGTCTCAGTATGGCAATACTTTCGTAGGATTCTACCGTATCTTCATCGATGTGCTTGAAGCAACTACCGACACTCCCGATGGTATGGACAGACGCTTCTTCCAGAAGTTAATACATCTACTCGATGATGAGTATGAACCCGCTGAAGTTGAGAAAGCTGAACGTGATATACTTGAACGTTTACAGAAAGTATTTACAGGTACGGAAGAAGCACCGGATACGGAGTATGAAGAAGCTTTACGGGAGACTCAAGATGCTGTATTGCTTCTTGGAACAGAGATTGCTAAGGGAAAGTACTATACAATGTCTAACCTTGGCAGTGATTATGCTTCTGCCTTGAAAGGTATACCCGATTTTCTTATCACGGAGGATAATGGGTTCGATGAACTTGTTTCTTTCTACCGGCAATGTGAGGATTACTGGGGTGTCTATTATCAATTACCCTCAAAAGAGAATCTTAGGGAAGAGGAACGTAAGAAAGATATACAGCTTGAAGCTATGTTACTCTTCTGGGGTAAGATGAACGAAAGTGTATTCAGTCTTGACTCGAAAGAGTGGAAGGAGGTACGAGAGCTTATCGTTACATGGTGGAGTTACTTTGATATAAAGCCTACTATGATACAGACCGCAGATTGGACATATTATATGAACCTTGATTAGTGTTGACAGAAATAAATAGCTGTGTTAAATTAAAAACAGATGGAGGATATAATGGCAGAAAAAGTTGAAGAAGGGAATGTTACTACCGAAACTCCGGCAGAGGAAACCACCCCTAAGCCCCATCCTGAAACCGTACCTTGGAATCAGTATGTAGGACTTAAAGAAAAGTTTAACAAATCTGAAACTCGCTGGAACGAAGAAAAAACATCCCTTGAAGAACAGTTGAAAAACGCACCTGACAAAGGTACTGCAGAAGCTTTAAAGAAAGAACTTGATGAACTTAAAGTTGCACATGAACAAATTAAAGCGGAATTGGCTGGTTTCAAGGAAAAGTCCATATCGGAGAAGAGAGCAACCCTTGTTGCAAAAGGTGTCTCTGAAGAAAAAGTAAAAGGTTTGTCCGAGAAAGAACTTGACTTGCTTAACGAGACAATCGGCAGTATCAATGTACCAGACAAGAAAAAGCCTGCACCAGATTTCGGAAGTGGCGGTGGTGCTGCAGTACTCACCGGTTCACCGATGGATTTGGCGAGACAGGCATACTCGAAAAAATAAATTTATAAGAGGTGACGCATATGTGGACTTATGCTGATTTTTCAAAAATAGAAACGGATGCACTGAGGAAATCGGTAATTGATACTTTTCTTATGGAAGCTCCTGTAATGCAGATGATTCCTTGGGAGACAATCGGTGCTCTTTCGACTACGGTTGTAACTTATAACGACCTTCCCAGTGTCGGTTTCCGTAAACTGAACGCCGGTTACGCTGAATCCACCGGTAACTTCAAACAGAAAACAGAACAAATAGCCCTGATGGGGGGTATGATTGATACCGATAAAGCAATCGCCAGAGCTAAGAACTCGATTGCCGATGCTCGTGCTATTCAACAGAATATGATGGTTAAAGCTATGGCTTACAAGTTCAACGACAAATTCATTAACGGCAATCCTGTCGTTGACCCTGAAGAGTTCAAAGGTTTAGCTGCAAGGGTGGATGAAGTAGTATCCGAGGGCTTTACAGACCAGTTTATCGATTGTGGTGGAACTGCTGGTACTATCCGTGATGCCGGTATTCTGTATGACACTGCCAACGCTTACAACTTCCTGATGAAGCTTGACCAATTAGTATACAATATCAAGGGTCATTCTCCGGATTTCTTGTTTATGAACAAGAGAACCCTAATGGCAGTCAGACATATTCTGATGAAAGAGAAACTGCTTACTACTTCTAAAGACATGTTTGATAGAAATATCGACATGTATGGTGGTGCTCGGTTGATTGATATTGGTACTTGTTCCGACCAGCTTACTGATATTATCGGTCTGAACGAAGACCCGCTTAACCTGTATTCTTCAGATACCAGTACTTCTATCTACGCCGCCAAGTTTGGCGTAGGCGAGTACCTGTGGGGTATTCAGGAATATCCTATGGAAGTTACGGACAAAGGCTTACTGGAGGGCAAACCGGTTTACAGAACCGAAGTCGACCACCCGATAGGCTTAGCCATGATTGACCCCAGAAGTATCGGGAGACTCTGCAATATCTTCCCCGATAACGTAGCAGCTTCTTCATAAGCTGTATATAACCGGTAAATAAATAAGGAGGACATGTAAAATGTTTGATAACGAGACTGTTTTAAGAGGACTTTACGGTGGTGTTCTCATCGACTTAGACGAGAATGATGTAGCTGCTACTTCAAAAACTGTCAATTCTGACGGTAATGCGGTAGTTGAAATCAACGGTACTCCGACTAAGGGTCTGGCTGCAGTTATGGTTCTTACCGAAGAAGCTGATTCTGATGCGTATGACGATGAAGCCGTAATCACTATTGAAGTTTCAGATTACCTTGACAGGAACTGGGAGACCGTAACAACTTTCCCCACCCTGCATTGTCATCTGAAGCAGGTTGAAATTACCGCTACTACAGCTTTCGTAGCTGCTGATGTCGGAGCTACCGTTACCGAGGAAACTTCTGGGGATACCGGCGTTATCCTGTGGTATGACCCTGCTTTGGAGACCATAGGTGGAACTGGTAAAGTTCTTATCGAAATGGATGCTGCGGATGACCTATTCGATGCTGCTGTCGGTAAGACCATTACTTCCGGCAGTACCGGTGTTGGTACTAAGACTACGGCACTCTTACCCGACCCTACACAGATGCAGCCCGCTGTGTATGTCCGTAACTTTACTACGGATAAGAAATACGTCAGATGTAACTGTTCCAATGTTGAGGATAACTTTGGCAAAGTCTGGATATTTCTAACTGCCAATGCCTTCCAGAGAATCTAGAATAGGGTAGAATGGAGGGGGTACATTCCCCCTCTATTCTTGTAAGGGGGAAGATATGATAGATATACCAAAAGTTATCCATGATGAAGATACCATAGCTACTTTCTCAAAGCCGGTGCTTATTGACCCTGATATACGTAATGCTGTTGTTGACCAGATAACAGCCACAGTAGCTGCCTTAACGTCTCTTATTGCCACTACAGGTACGATAACAACGCTTACGTCAACTACGGCAAATCTGACTACGGCTAAAGTGACTAATCTCCAGCTCGGTGGTGTGGCTGTTACCGCTACAGCCGCTAACCTTAACGACCTAGCTGGAAACATCCTTAATGGAAATTCACTGGGTAAATGCTTCACGAAGGAAGTGGACTGTTCAGAGGGCGGTGTAGCCACTTCTACAGCCATTATGACGCTTCCTGCGGGTAGCGTGATTATGGAGATTGGTGTATTATGTACGGAATCTATGAATGGTGACACAACTAAGACTTTTGAAGTGGGTATAGCTGGTAATACAAATAAGTACATTGACCCTGTAGATTGTCCAGTGACTCTAAATGGTGTTATGACAATGCAGGCGGGTACAAATAATGACCAAAAACTCCCTGAGTTTCTTTCTGCAGAGACATATATCGTGGCAACTTGGACAAATACTGCTGAAGCTTCAGAGGGTAAGTTTACAGTCAGGGTCATGTACTTTTAGAGGTGATATGTGTCTATAATTGAAATTGAAAGGCTTGAACCGGCAAGCGATGATAGCCAAAAGAAAGCAGCTTTAAGTGCTTGTATCGCTGCCGAAATAGGAAATGGAATCCCCAGAGACCAAGCTGTTGCTATGTGTAACAGTATGGTAGCTGAAAGAACACAGATGAAACAGGATGAACCAACTTTTGGAGGTACAAAAGGTGGAGAAGCAAAGTTACAGTAATAAGGGGGTACGTGTGAAAACAACAGAAGAACTCATACAGGAAACGCATGATACCGTTCTAACACTAACTGCTGTTTTACTCGGAGCTAAAGGTTCATCGGACACCGGATTGTGTGGAGAAGTAGAATGTCTGAGAAAAGAAGTATCTACTTTGAAGAACAAGTATAGTAAATTACAGACGATATTATTTGTTCTTTCTGCTGTTCTTGGTGTGACAGGAACATTGAGTGGAATAAACTTATTTGGTTCGTAAATAGGAGGAAACATGGGAATTACAAGTAAAGTAAAAGAAGCAGTATTGGGGGGTATCGATAACCTCGCCAATTTACTAGCTGGAACAGCCGGAAAAGTGAGCTATGATTCACTCTTAACTGCGAGGGTGTTTACACCTATAGATACAAGTATGGATGTTGACTTCCTTAAAGCACATCCGGTAACTCGCTTTCCCGAACTGTATAGAGAAGATGTTAAGCAGAAGAGGACAGTACGTAATAAGTGTATCACTACCGCTTATGTTACTTTCCTTGCAGCTCAGCATCAAACGGAATCTTCAGCTATCGGGGACTTTAAGTACCACGATTCCGGTACAGGTACTGGGGATGAAGCAGTCGGAGATACTGGCTTAGGTACTCCGTGGGGTGGAAGCAGGGATATAGGTACACAGGTAGCAAGCACTAATACCTATACTTCCGTAGCTACTACCACTTACAATGCCACTAAAGCTATTACGGAACACGGTCTGTTCAATGCCTCTACAAATGGAACACTGATGGACAGGAGCAAGTTCGATGCCATTAACGTTGTCCCTGGTAACCAGATTATCTGGACTTATGTACTTACCTTAACAGCCGGTGGATAACCGACTTGCCTAAAGATTGGGGGATATGTGGTAGAGAGGTTTGCTTCTCTACCACTTTCTCTAAAAGGAAACCGTAATGGCTACTGAAACTCTAAGACCAAATAGTGATATTACTCGAGGGCTTGAAGGTGTTTATGGCACCACATCTCATTACCAAGCTGTAGATGATTCAAGTCCTGATAGTGATTTAACCTATATATATGAGACAAGGTATGAATTTCCTCCTCCATATTACTTTGATTTGTTTGGATTACCTAGTCTAGCTGTGGAAGGGGATATTACCATATCGTCTGTTACTGTCCATGCAGTTGTAAAAGGTGATGCTGGCACACAGTTAGGGTATCTAGTAATTAAACCTTATGGGGCAAGTGTAAATTATGGTTCTAATATTTACGTCACAACGACATATACAGATGTATCAGTATCATGGACAACTAATCCTTATACAACCGTTGCATGGACAAAAAGTGATATTGATAACTTATCAGTTGGAATAATGTTTACACCTGACAGTGGTCATTATGAACGTTGTACTCAGATATATGCTACAGTTACTTATGAAATACTACAAGCTGCAAATCTAGAGGGAAGTATCACACCTGCCGGAGTACTCAATCGCAAAGTAGCAATAGGATTAGCTGGTAGTGTTACTCTTTCTGGAAGTGTTGATAGAGATGTAGAAAGTGGATTGAGTGGTAATGCTACTCCTTTTGGCACAGTTAATCGAACAATAGGTATCCAGCTTGAAGGAAGATTCTAAAGTAGGT